AGTACTTGTAGACAGCGTATAGATATCTTACCCTCCAAAAATCAAGGAGGAGAGATGACACTACCTTTTATCTGGAAAGCTAATTGGTTAAAAATTGGTGTCGCTTCTGATTTTTCTAATATGGGAGAATTTGTCATAACATCAACAGACGTTTTGTATAATGCAAATTCAACAATAGGAACTGATGTTACACTTCAAGTTTTTGCTTGGGCAGAAGATGTTGTTGTTTCAGCTCCAACTTCTGAATTACCTCTACAAACTGATGAATATCGTCAGGCTGGTAAAATTTCATCTATAGCTACTACTGTAGCAGATACAATGGACCTTGCTGTAGGAGCTATACCACCGCTACTTAAGCCCTATGCACTAGCAACATCAATTGGTGCCAGAGGGATATCAGCGATAGCTAGCATATTTGGTTTTACAAATGTCCCAGTTATAGATGATGTAACGGGTTTTAAGAACCTACCTTTTCATGGTATTGCTTCCAGTGAGATATCCACACCTCAAGAGAAATTGACCCTTGATCCGAAAAATGAATTAACTATTGATAATCGCATAGCGGGTGGTGATGGAACAGATGAATTAGCTATTCAATACCTATGTAGTAAGAAAAATGTCTTCTCCCTCAGAAATTGGTTATCTACCGATGCACCAGGGGATGTGATATGTGAAATTAATGTCACACCAAATCTTTCATTAGGTGTAGATGGTGTTTATACTTTAAATTCAATTGATCCATGTTATCATCCCCCTATGGCTTTAGTTGCTAAGAATTTCAACTATTGGCGAGGGACTATGGTTTACAGATTCAAATTTATTTGTTCACAGTACCATAGAGGACGTATAGCTATTCTTTGGGATCCTGTTCATGGGATTGCTTCTAATTTCGATTATACCACAAATTATAGTCGCATAGTAGACTTAGCTGAGGAGAGTGAAATTATAATTAAAGTGCCATTTATGCAACCAACTTCACATTTGTACTTGGGGTTTGATCCAATTATAGCAAATATACCGTGTGGTACAGCAACAGTGGCTTCCTTTTCTGAAAATAGACATAATGGCAAGTTGATACTTAAAGTATTGACAAATCAAACTTCACCAGTGGCAAGTGCTGATGTACTTGTTTATGTTGAGACATCTATGGAAGATGCTGATTTTGCTGCTCCTCGTGATCCACAACAAGTAGCTTATGGATCATACCTTCAAATTCAAACTGATGAACGACAAGTGACGGTCAAGGAATGCAACATAGCTGATGTTGAAATTAAACCTCCTCAAAATTTACATAAAGTTTATATGGGAGAGAAAATTTCTTCAATGAGAGCATTAATGAGAAGAAGAGCTTTTTATACATCTTTAGTTGGTCCTAGTGTAGCTACTAGTTCTGCTTCAGTATGGACACCGCTATTATCGAGAAAACCATTATATGCAGGATATGATCTAGCCAACACCACAACAGATGCCGTATCTACAGTAGCTGTTGGGAGTTTTGGTTTTAATTATGTGAATGAACTAGTTTGCAATTTATTTGCTCCATGTTTTGTTGGTGAGAGAGGAAGTTATAATTATGATTTTAATTATACAACTAATGCCTCAACAGGATCTGATAACATATCTTTTAGTAGAACATATCATA